GGTGATGAATCAAAATAATTATATGTAACTTGCCTGTTAACTACTGATGATCCTGTTGTTGGATAAAACCAAGTAACCTCGCCAAACAAGTTATTTAGTCCTGCTGATACCATTTGGTTACCAGATTCTAAATTTATATTATCATATACAAAGTCTTCTACTAAACATGGTAGTGATTCTAGTTTACCTGCATATCTAAAAAAACCATTTTCTGACATCCAGTATGCAGCACCATCAACTTCAACACATGCGTTTTGTCCTGCAAGTCCACAGTTAGTCCCAACTTGTGCAAAGGCAAAGGTAAATGGTTGACCAACAAAACGTTGAGTGAACAATGCTGTATCAGTCCAGACATAGATTGCATCTCTACCTCTTATTGCTCCTCTGATCTGTGATCCGTCGGCCAGTCTCTGTGTACCAGCTGTATTGGTTGCTGTTGGTACATATGTATTTATATCTTCTTGATCCGAAAATCTAATAAACATATCGTCTTGTGTTGATGTATCACCTATAGTTGTTTCTGTTCCAAAAAATACTAAGTGTCTATCCGGTGTTGATACTAACATATGACGCGATGCAGTTGGTGCACCAGATATTATAGTTGCTCTAATTGTTTCTGCATTTGTTGCAGCAGAGTTCCATTCAAAACATGCACTATCGTGAATTAAACAAATTGCTTTGTCACCAAAATTATCTAATGACCACATACCAGGTTCTAACACTAAGTCTCCAGATGCTGCTTCACCCCATGCTACAAAGTTTGTTGTACTTGTAACTGTTGCTCCACCACTGTGTGCTGCAGCAGAAGTTCCTCTAACTTCTCTTGTTACACCTGTAAGTTCATTACCAGATATTCCTGTGTATGATATTTCTTCATTATCTATTTTTATAAAGTTTGTTCCTGAGTCTGGAAACTGAGATACATCATTTAAGATAATACCTGTTGTTACAGCATCGTTAATACCATTAGTTAATGTAGTTGTAGGTTCACCTGCTACTTCACCACCCCATGATCCAAGTGACCAACCAAAACCTTGAGCTTGTACAGCTGGTCCTACAGGATAATAATGTTGTACTCTAATACCGCCTGATGTTGTTGCACCAGATCCTGATTCATTAGCTGGCATTGTAATTGTAATAGTTGTACTTGTTGGTACAGTTGTTACCATAAATTTTTTATCATCAAAATCAGATGCACTATAATTAGAATTAGTTATTGCAGTAAAATTATCTAATAAAATTATATCTTGTTCACCTATATTATGTGGACTAGAAAAAGTTATAGTGACAATGTTTGATCCGTTGGTTGTGCTAAATGCATTAGAAAGAGTTGTTGTAGATTTAATAGGATGTATGTCATAGAATACACCACCTGAGTATGCATATAAAATTCTGTTTGTACCAATGATTGCGTATTTTCTAGCTTTACTATTTACAAAATGATGAAGACCTCTACCTGCACCAGTTAATGCATCATCACCTAATTGTTTCCATCCACCTATTTTTTCTGGTGTACCATATCTAAAACGTACATTATCACAGTCAGTCCATTGACCTTCTGCTGTTGTAGGTGTTATCTGTTTATTGATTCCTGGTTGGAAACCTATTTTTTGTAGCATATAACCTCATTTTATTATGTATTCCGTATTGGTGGAACACCTAACATTGGCCTTCTGTCGAACCTGTTCTTTTCAGCAAAAGGACCATTTACATGGTTATAATGAAGAAAGACTTGTCCGCAGACATCCCCTTCAAAAGGTTCTCTCCAATGCTCTAATTCACAACCACTATATACTAGCATATCGCCTACTTCAAGCAAGACTTTAGTGCCTTTGGGTGCATTGGGTTTATGTATATTCTTATACTCATCTATGACGCTGTCAGCCCCTGTACCATCGATAAATATAGGCCAAGGATCTCCACCTAGGTTTAATGTAGTAGATATTTCACAAGAGGGTCTATCTTTATGACGTTTTAATTCATCACCTTTTTTATATATTCTAGCATAAGAATATGTTGGTATTAAATTTAATCCTGTTTCTTTAGCCATAACAGGTAGCATTTTAACAAGTAATGTCTCCATAGCAAAATCAGCATAATGTGAGTAAGTATTTGGTATTTGTTTATCGGTCCATGTACCAAGCATTCCTGTATCATAGGTAATATTGTTTTGATACATCCAAGCTACTGCATCTCGTTTAAGAAGAAAATAGTTAAATATAAAGTTAGCTAACTCGTAGCTTACTGCATTTTTTATTACGTGATATTTATTGAAAGCCATTTTGTATAAAATTAAAACTTACTGATATTCTTATATCATTAGATTGATTAGGTTCAACACAGTGCCAAAGATAAAATGGAAATATTATAATTCTACCTTCTACTGGTTTTAAATGTACTTCTCTCCAAAGATGTTTAGGTGGTCTACCTTTTTTTCGCATAGGCATATTTAACTGCGCTCCTGCTCTTGGTTCATTACAAATTAAATCCCCTGAATTTTCTGGTGCTTTTATATAATACACACCACTAAATAAACTATTAGGATGTATGTGTGGAGCATTGTATCCACCTGGTGGATTTATATTAGCCCACATATTACCTAGTACAGGTTCTCGATCTAACCATTCTTCTTTCCATATGTCATTCATCATTATAAATAATTCGTCTACTAAAGGTTTAAATATAGGTATCTTGTGCATCTCTGTTGTAGAGTGCCAACCATTACGATTTGTTTTTTTAACACCTTGATCGCGTTTAGACCACTCAACAATTTCATTAGCAAAAAGTTGATTATCTAATTTTACATCTTTACCATATATAGTTGTTGGAAAAAATTGTTCTTTAATCATCTAAAAGGTTTACCTCCAAACCAACAAACCAAAGATTGTCTCATTCCTCTAGTTACTGGATTAACTCTATGATTTAGAAATGATGCAAACATAATTGCATGTCCTTGTTTAAGTTCTGCAAACTTACCTGGTCCCATAAGTTCTAAATCACCACCTTCAAACTCTGATGGATCATTTAATAACAATGTCATTGATATTTTTCTTACAGGTGGTTCGTGTTGCATGTTTACATCGCAATCCATATGCCAGTCATAGAACCCTCCTTCTGGATACTCTGTAAACTGTGCGTTCTCTGTAACTTGTATGTCTCCAAATCCAAAATGATTTTCATTTGCTTTTTGTATAAAGTTATTGAGATCACGATACATGTGTCCCATTTCTTGAAATGGTATCCAACTAATTGTTGTAACTCTTTTTTTTGTATCTGTTCCTCCACCTGGTTTACCCATACCAACTTGTGCTTGTTGTGGTTTTTGTCTTCTACCACATTCAATAATTTGTCTACATTGATCTGGTGTAAATAATGGTGTGGTTGTTTGCACAATCCAACTTTTCCATTTAGGTTCTGTGATGTGTCTATTTTCGTACATTAACTTACTCCTCTATTTCTAATTGGGTCATATTGAACATCCATATTTGCAGCTAAAGTTCTTCTATATCCCGGACCGTTAAAAGGATATACGCAATGTCTCATGTCATATGGAAATATAAAAAAGTCTCGCTCTTTAATATTTGGTTGATAATCTACATTTGCAAACTGACCAGATGCTGATCCTAATATCTGTAGTCTACCATTTTGTGGTGAGTCTGGTGATGAATATTCTACACCATAAGATTCTGGTAATTTTAAAATCATAACACTTGAAAGTCCAGTAAATAATTGTCCTTGATGCACGTGCACTGGATTGTATTCATGTTCAAACATAGTGTTAACCCATATAGAATTAATATGTAAATTATATTCTCTAACTTTATTCCATTCTAAATAATGACGAAACATATTTTCAAACCATTTTAATACATTAAGGGGTAAATGATTGTGTTTAGTCATCTTAGGACTATCTTCTCCATCAAAAAATAAACTATGTTCTTTTTCTATTTTACCAACTAATTGTTTATTAGCAGGTTTTAGTTCAGGATACTTAGTTTCATAAATGTGATTAATAGTATTGAATACATCAAGTGGTACTTGATATCTTAATACTGATTGGCCTAAAAAAATAAAATTAAAATCTGATGTGTCCATATTTCTGTCTAATACTTTCTGGAATTTTATCTATATAAGAATTGGATACCTTTCTAACTACTGATCTTATGTTGTGCATATTCTTTCCTACGATAGTATCGTCATACTTCATACCATTAACTTCTACCTGTTGCAAGTCTTCAAACTTATGATTAAAATAAGGAAGACCCATAAACTGATATATTTTTTTAAACTCTTGTTCTGGTCGTGCAACTAAATCATCATACTTTACAAAATGGCATATATTAGGATAATTAAATGCATTCTTTATTGCCTCTAAATCTTTAGCAACAGCACCTTTACTATTCATAATCATGCTTAGTTTTTCTTCATCATTTTTTAAATTAAACCTATTAGGAAACGCATCAGGGTTTTCTGTATACCATTTCATATAACTTGCTAACACATCCATTAAATCTCTAAGTAACACTATACATTTAAATGGTCGTTTAAAATGTTTCTGCATTAATGCAAAATTACCATTTGTAGTTACAGGACCACGGTCAATGATTATTGGTTGTGGCCAATCTTTATAATAATAATCATACACAATATCTAACACATTATCTAAAGATCTGTGATCTGGATAGTTTTGAAACACATCTGTTTGTTTAAGTAAAAACAAATCTTTCATTATCTCTAATGTAATAGAGTTGGGTGTGCAGGCTATCTCTGGATTTTGATTCATAATACTTGCAAATAAAGTATTACCAGATCTAGGTTGCGCTACTAAAAAAAATAGTTGTTTATTTTTCTTTGGCTCCGAGGTCACTTGTTAATTGTTCTTTCTTGTTGTAAATCATTTCTCCTGATTTTTTAACTCTTTCTATAGTTTTTAATTGACCTAGTACATTAAACACTTCTGGCTGACTTGAGCCTGACGTTAATGTCTCTGCTTTGTTTTTCATAATGTGATGATAAGATTCTAATTGATGAGTATTAACATCTTTAGTATCAAATGATCCATCATCAAATTCTTTCTTTAATGTAGACCAAAGTTTAATTTCTCTCATTCTATCACGTGCTACAAGTTGCATGTTAGCTAAACCATATCTAGCTTCGTCTAAATCTATTTTATATTTTTCTAATTTATATTCGTCTTGTTCTGTCTCAATTTTTTTTTCTAACCATTTAACTTTAGCTTCTTGTCTTCTGCAATCAAAAGATAGACTCATTAAGTTTTCTAAGAATACGTTTTGTTCTCTAACACACTGCCAATACTTTGCAGCTTTAGTTGGATA